CCGAAGTCCGGGCAATGCTGCTCGGGCTTTTTTCGTGCGAAGTGGTGCGTGGATACAGCAACAACGTACCGTTGCCCAAGCCGCCGTTTGTGGTGATGAACATCCTGAACGAAACCGCCGCCGCCACGAACGAACACGCTTACGCCGTGGCGGATGAAACCGCCGCCGTTTCGCGTCAGTCTGAAATACAGATGCAGCTTGACTTCTACGGCGAAGAAGCCGGGCAGATGGCGCAGAAAACCGTTTTGCTGTGGCGCGATTTCTACGCCTGCGAACGGCTGAAATCCTGCCAGCCGCTGTATGCCGACCCTGCACGCTTCATGCCGCTCACCAACGAAGAAAGCGAATATGAGGAACGCTGGATGACCACCGTTCATCTAGCCTACGCACCGCAGGCAGAACACTCGCAACAGTTTGTAAACGCTTTTGATTTAACTCTGATCCAACCGTAAAGGATATATCCATGTTCCAATCTATTCCGGCAAATAAAATTGTCAGCGTAAACCCCGCCGTACTCAGTTCCGGCGGCTCTCCCCTGTCGATGAACGCCGTCTTTTTGAGTAAAAACGAAAACCTGCCCACCGGCAGACACACCGCGTTCCCCGATGCTTCGGCAGTTGGCGAGTTTTTCGGCTTAGCCAGCGAAGAGTTTAAAGCCGCGCAAGTGTACTTTAAAGGCTTCGATAATTCGCACATCAAACCCGGCACGCTGTATTTCTACCCCTACAACGTCGGCAAAGAAGCCGCCTATCTGCGCGGCGCAAGCGTGAAAAGCATGAGCCTTGCCGCCCTGAAAAAACTTTCGGGCAGCCTGAAAGTGAACATCGATGGCAGCGATAAGAGCGGCGACAACATCAGCTTGGCGGCCGCCACCAGTTTTTCCGATGCCGCCGACAAAATCGGCACAGCCATCAGTGCCGCCGTGCAGTTTGACGAGCAGTTGCAAGCATTTGAAATCGTTTCCGCCACCCAAGGCCGGGCTTCCGAAATCGGCTTTGCCACCGGCACGCTGGCCGAAGCCTTGAATCTGACCGAAGCCAAAGGCGCGGTGATTTCCAAGGGCAACGACGGCGACAGCGCGGAAACCGTGATGGAAGGCATGATTCAGTCCACTTTGAATTTTGCCACCTTTACCACTGTGTTTGAGCCCGAACTGGCCGACAAGCTGGCCTTGGCCAAATGGAGCAACGCGCAGAACAACCGCTTCCTTTACGCCGCATGGGGCAAAGAAGCCGCTGCACTGCAAACCGGCAACACGACCTGTTTTGGCGCGCAACTGAAAGCCGCCGCCTACGACGGCACCGCCCCGATTTACGGCGGGCTGGACAAGGCCGCCTTCCTGTGCGGCGCGATTGCTTCCATTGATTTCACCGAAACGCAAGGCCGCATCACGTTGGCGTTCAAAAACCAATCCGGTTTGAGCGTGGACGTGGACAACGCCGCCGATGCCGACAACCTGAAAGAGAACGGCTACAACTACTACGGCGCATGGGCAACCGCAAACGACCGCTTTACCTTCCTTTATCCCGGCCAAATGCCCGGCAAATGGAAATGGATTGATGCCTATGTGAACCAAATCCGACTCAATAGTCAGTTGCAGCTTGCCCTGATGACCCTGCTCACCTCGGCCAAGGCCGTGCCGTACAACGCCGTCGGTATCGCCCTACAACGCGCCGCCTGCCAAGACCCGATTAACGAGGCCTTGAACTTCGGCAGCATCCAGCCGGGCGTACCGTTGAGCGAACAGCAACGCGCCCTGATTAACAACGAGGCGCGCGTAGATGCCGCCGCGAAGATTGAAAGCACCGGCTATTTCCTGCTGATTCAAAACGCCTCGGCGCAGACGCGCGGCAACCGCCAGTCCATGCCGATGAAGCTGTGGTACACAGACGGCGGCAGCGTGCACAACATCAACCTCGGCTCAATCAACGTCCAGTAAACCCCTGCAGGCTGCCTGACAGTTCAGGCGGCCTCTTTGCAAAGGAAAATATATGCAAACCGTATCAGACCGCACCCTGACCGCCGCCAACAGCATCCTGCTGATGCGCGTGAAAGGCTTTAACGACAACTTCGTACAAATTGAAGGTTACGCCGCCGACAATGCCTTCGACTTTGGGCAAGGCAAAATCGGCGAAACCATGATGGGCGTGGACGGCCAGCAATCCGGCGGCTTTACACCCTACGAAGTGGACTTCAACATCCAGCTTGCGCCCACCAGCAAATCGCGCGACTACTTCGACCAATTCACCAACGACATCCTGCAACGTCAGGAAACGCGCATGGTGGAATTTTCGGTTGAGATTTCCGCCGTGAAGAAACGCTACACCGCTACCGGCTTCTTGGTGGAAATTCCAGGCGGAACGACGGCCAAGAAAACGCTGGAATCCGCCACTTACTCATTCCGCATCGTAGTGAAACCGGAGGAAATCTGAAATGGCGTTAAAGAGTAAGCAAATCACGATTGAGAACGGGCGGGATAAAGGCCGCGTGTTCCTGATTACCGAAATGAGCGCCGCCCATGCCGACAACTGGGCGATGCGCGCCCTTTTGGCTCTGGCCAACAGCGGCGTGGATTTGGGCGGCATCTCCCCGCAGCAAGGGATGATCGGCATGGTGGGGGCAACGCTTGGCGCATTGGGAAAAGTCAAACCTGAAGACGCTATCCCGCTCTTGAACGAACTGCTGGCCTGCGTGCAAATCATCCCCGAAGGCGGCCAGCCGCGCCCGTTGAATATGGAGTTCAACGATGTGGAAGACTTTACTACCCTGTGGCGTTTGCGGAAGGAGGTGTTTGCATTGCATACCGATTTTTTGCAACACGCCTTTGGCCTGACCTCGGCATCGGGCGGGGAGGAGGAAGCCGACAACAAGGCTACCTGAATCTGACCCAAACCATCGGCGCGCTGGTTTCCTCCCGTATATGCAGCCTACACGAACTGCAAACTGTGTATGGGCTGGAAGATGCTTTTAACCTGCTCGAAATCGTCAATACAGATGCCTTCAACAAGGCACAACAGGCTACCTGAAATCAGGTAGCCTTTTTTAGGAATCGCTATGGCAACAGTAATTGATACCCTGTTTATGGAGTTGGGCATTGACTCGTCCAAATTCAGCCGGGAAGCCAAGCAGGCAGTCTCCAAATTGGATGACATGACCGAGGCATTCGAGAAGGTAGAAGCAAAAACGGGCAAATCCGGCAAAGGGTTGGATAAGCACGTCGAAAAGGTCAAACAGAACGTCAAACAGGCCAAAAACCTGACAGAGGCACTAGGCAAGGTGGCAAAAGGCGCTGCCGCGCTCTTTGCTCTCGTTACTGGCTCAAATGCGCTGGATAAGTTGATCCGTGAGACCACTGAAGCCAACGTGCAGCTAGACAACTTATCTCGCAATATCGGCATGAGCCGTAACCAGCTCCAAGCATGGGGCGGCATGGCTGAAATGGCGGGCGGTCAGGCCGATGCCATGAGAGGTAGTTTGGCTGGGCTGAGCATGAGCATTACCAGGCTCACCACCATGGGCGACACATCCATGGTTCCGTTCTTCAATGCATTCGGCGTTGCCTTGCTCAATGCCGACGGCAAAGCGCGCAACCTAGACAGCATCATGCTGGATCTGGCCGACCGCTTTTCCAAGATGGACAGGGTGCAGGCCTACAATCTGGCTAAAAGCATGGGTTTGGACGACGGCACCATCAACACCTTGCTGCTTGGGCGTGCCGAAATGGAAAAGATGCTGGCCTTACAAGACCGGCTCTATCGCTCAGGCGAGAAAGAAATTGCCGTCAGCCGCGAACTGACCCGCTCCCGTGCTTATCTCAACCAGCAATGGGATGCGCTGAAAAACATGATTGCCGATGCGCTCGCCCCGCATTTACTGCGCCTGGTGAAACTGGTTAGCAGCTTTGCCGATTACCTGATGCGCAATGAAAACACCATGAAGCATGTTTTCGAGGGATTGGCTTTTGTATTGGGCGTGGTGTTGATTCCAGTGCTGTGGTCAGCAGTAACGGCGCTGTATGCCTTTATTGCTCCGTTCGCGCTGGCTGCCGCTGCCGTGGCTGCTCTGGGTGCTGCGTTTGTGCTGCTCTATGACGACTACAAGACTTGGGCAGAGGGCGGAAAGAGCCTGTTCAACTGGGGTGCTTTTACTGGCTACATCAGAACCTCCAAAGTATCGGTGGACAGTCTTACTAAAGGCTTCACCTACCTGCTCACCGGATACACATCATGGGCGGAAGCCGGGAAAGGCTTGTTTGATTGGTTGCGGTTGAAAGGATTCATCGACGAAAACGGGGTATCCCTACGCTCACTGGCTAACGGCTTCAAAAGCCTTGCTAACGACATCTACCAATTCGTTGCTCCCGCATTGGAAGACCTAGGCGAAATCTTCAATGCCCTGATGAACCGCGATTACAACCGCGCTTGGACGGCGGCCAAACGCCTAGCTATGCGCCCGGTAAATTTCGTGGCGGAGCAGGTACAGAGCGCCGCTGAACGGGTATCCGGCGCAGTTGATGTTGC